GATCCAGCATTAAAAGTTTATTGGAAAGATATTGTAATAGCTTAATATGAAATCTAGAGGTTTAGGCGATAGTATAGCAAACTTCACAAAGAAAACAGGAATTAAGGCTGTAGTCGATAAAATGGCTAACAGCCTTAATAAACCCTGTGGTTGTCAAAAAAGACAAGATTATTTAAATAAAAAATTCCCTTATAAATCATGAAAATAAGATTAAGTAGCGGGTTTAAAATAAATCCTCCGTTTAAAGGAGATGCTACACCTGTATATGCTACTGATCTTGAAGAAGGAGTTTTAGGTAAAGCAAATAATAATGGTACTATATTAGTATCAGATAAAATAACTGATCCACAAGAAAGACAGAGTGTAATAGAACATGAAAAAGTTCATATAGATCAAATGAAACGAGGTGATTTAGATTACGATGAAGATTTTGTTTATTGGAAAGGTAAAAAATATTCACGAGATGATATGAAAGAAGGCGCTCAAAACTTACCATGGGAAGCCGAAGCATATTCACAAACAGATCCATTTGAAAAATATTAATTATGGGATATAAACAACACAACAATCCATTTGGCAAAATCATAAGTCCTTTAAAACATAACGTACGTACACCGGGAGGTAAAACCTGGGATCATTCTCATATGAATAGTGGTAGAGTAAGAGGTACAGTAGAGCGAGGTAGATTAATTAGAGGTGACGAAGATTTTAATAAAAGAACTAATAGAGCTGTTCGTGATGAAAGAACTGGTAGTAAAAAATTACCAGATGGATCAAGAGCGACCTCAGAAAATTATGCAAGAGAGTACGCAAGGCAATTAGCGGATTATTATAATAAAGGATATATAACAGGTGGTAATTTTTTAGCACAAGAGTTTAATAAGAAAAAAGGTAAATTAAATTTCTTTAAAAAAGGTAATTTAGTAGATTATAAAGGTGGTAAAAAATCCATATCATTACCCGGTATGTATAATATGACTGCTGCTGAAGCACAAAATGTAGTTGTTCCAGACAATCAATACAGTGAAGACGATATATATGAAATGATGGTTCAAGGTAATGGACTAGTTAGTATTGTAGATGGGAAAATTGTAGCTGGTAATCCAAATGAAATTAGAAATGAAAACGATCTCATTAGAGAAAGAGTGAGAGATGAAGGAACAAAAGATGAAAGAGGAAGAAGATCTTATGATCCTAATTGGACACCTGAAGGATATGAAGTTTTTAATGAAGACAAAAGAACTGTAAGAGAAATACTTGCTGAAAGAAAAGGTGATCCTATAAACATGATGAAAAATAGTCCTCTTCAGTCAAATCATGGTACAGATGAAAGATCTAACAATGAACAAGAAGGTTACGATTATATATACAGACCTGATGAAAATGTAACTACTACAGAAAGAGTTGAATTAGATGATGGTGGATATAAAATTATAACAAGAATAGTAACACCAGGAACTGGAACTCAAATTATAGAAGAACCAGGTGATCAAGGTGGTGACGGTGGTGGTAGTGGTAGCGGTGAAGGTTTTTATAATCCTAATATACCTGATCAAACATGGGAGGAGTGGGTAGAAGCACCCTGTCCTTCACCAGGAAAAGACAGACAAGCTGGAGATAAATATTGTCCTCCAAAAACTGACGATGTAGAAATAGTAAATGTGTCAGAAGAAATATTTCCACCAGATGAACCAGATCCAGAACCAGAACCAGAATTAGTAGATGTAAATTTTGATTTAGGTCAAGGTTCTATTAAAAGAGATGATTTTTCAATAGATTTACCAGAAATTAATTTACCAGATTTAGGATTAGATCGATTAAGAATATTACAAAAAAAATGTGGTAGATGTAAACAAAGAGGTTTAATACAAAGAGCAATATTAGCTCTTGGAGGAGGTATTTAATATGTCCAAAAAAGCATTTAAAGATACTACCGTTGGGCAATTATTGCTTGGCGCAGCAACTGTAATAAATCCTACATTAGGAAATGTATTACAAGGAGTAACATCTCCTAAAGAAGCAATAGCAGAAATAGCTAAATCAGATGTTTCTTTGGGTGATAAGATTAAGTTACAACAATTAATATACGAACAACAGAATAAAGAAATAGAAGCAATTACATCAAGGTGGAATGCCGATTCTATGTCAGATTCATGGTTAAGTAAAAATGTAAGACCACTTGTTTTAGTATGGTGTATTGTTGTATTTTCTTTTGCAGGTATACTAGATAGTGTAGAAAGTATACCTTTTACAATACATGAAACTTGGAACGACACTTTTGAGAAAGTTATGATGTCTGTAATCTTAGCCTATTTCGGTGGACGTACGACAGAAAAAGCAACAAGTGTGTTTAAAGGTAAAAAAGTTAATAATAATAAGTAATTATAAACTTAGAAATTAAATTAAATTAAATTAAATATTATGAAAAAATTATTATTAAGTATAGCTATGCTATTTAGCATTGCTATGTACAGTCATGATTTAAGCGATAAATTAAGAGGAGCTTGGTCAAGTGAAAAAACAAGTTATTATGTTGTAATATTACATGATGAAAACAAAGGTTATGAATTAGTTAATTTTTCTTTTGCAGAAAACCAAACATTAAAAGAAACTGTAGTAGAAGAAGGCAAAAATTATATAAAAACTAAAGTATATAATCCTACTAATGATTTCGAAACTTTTGTTACATATACTTTTATAAATGGTGAATTACATTGTGAATTTGAAGGNNAATCAAATCANGTTACNNTTTATAAAAANTATTGGTTAATGACAAATTAAATTAAATAAAATGGAAAACAAAATAACAAAAGAAGAATTAGAAAAAGTTGTAGATTTTCAAAATAAACTTTATAAAATTACAACAGATATTGGTGTTCTTGAAACTCAAAAACATGCTACGCTGCATGATTTAGCGGGTATTAATAAAGAGCAAGAAGAATATAAAAAATATTAGAAGATAAGTACGGATCTATTAATATAAACTTAGAAGACGGCACTTATACTGAAATAAAGAAAGATGAATAATGTAATAAGAAAGATCAGTATAGGTTCTGACTATAAGAATGATGCAATGCATTACTCTGTAGGTCAACAAGTTTATGGTGGTCACGAAATATCTCACATCTTATTTGATGAAAAAGATAATTCATATAACATTTATATAAAGAAAAANAATGAAATATTACCATGGAAAAAGTTTAACTCTAACATGGCTATATCTCTTGAGTATGATTTAGAATATTAATGAATAGTTTATATGACTTTATAGTAAAGCCTATCGGAGAAAGTAGATATAATAATAGTAAAAAAATAGGTAGAAAAAGAATTAATTTTAAACACTAAAATTGAGTCTTGGAAGTTTGTTAATAGATTTGCTAAAGTTGTATCTACACCGCTGGCTATTAACACTATTATAAAAAAAGGCGATATTATAGTTGTGCACCAAAACATATTTAGAAGGTTCTATAATATGAAAGGTAAACAAACTAATAGTCGTTCTTATTTTAAAAAAGATTTATACTTCGCTGCACCAGATCAAATATATTTATATAAAAATAAAAGTGAATGGCAAAGTTTTGGTGATAGATGTTTTGTAAAACCAATAAAAAATTCTGATCATTTAAAGAATAGAAAAGAAGAACCTTATGTTGGTATACTAAAAATAAGTAATAACAACTTAGAAGCATCTAATATTAACCCAGGAGACACAATTGGTTTTAAACCTGGATCTGAATGGGAGTTTTTTATAGACGATGAGCGTCTTTATTGTATGAAATCAAATGATATTGTAATTAATTATGGAAATAAAGAAAATAAAAGGGAATATAATCCAAGCTGGACATATAGCAGTTGAAGAATTAATTAAAGTTGCTAAAGAACCTATTATTGAATTTGGACCAGATATTTCTGCAGATAGACTTAAAAATGCTGCGGCTACAAAAAAGTTAGCAATATTTGATGCTTTTGAAATTTTAGCTAGAATAAACGAAGAACAAAATATAATTGATGGTAAAGTAGAGGAAGAAACAAAAAAACCTAAAGAATTTAAAGGTTTTGCTGAAGGGAGGTCGAAATAATGTATACTCAATCTTTATATAAAATATTAGAAAATCATATAAAACCTAAAGTTCTTAAAAGAAACAACAAATATAAAAAATGGGAATATGGTTATAACATTGAACATGATGTTGTTGTTATTAGTAAGACAGGTGAAGTAGGTGAAGTCTATGAAATACAAGGATTAAAAATAGCATTACCTAAAGAAAAAAATATACAAAAATTTAAATCAGATAGATTTGAATATATACCTTTGCCTAAAGAACTAAAAAGAATTAAAACAATTTTTGATTGGGAAGAATATCCTTTAGATTTTAAAGAAACATGGTATGATTATATAGATCAAGAATTTAGTAGAAGAGAAGAAGGANTTTGGTTTTACAATAACAATAAACCTACATACATTACAGGTACTCAATATATGTATTTACAATGGAGTAAAATTGATGTAGGTAAACCAGATTTTAGAGAATCAAATAGATTGTTTTTTATTTTCTGGGAAGCATGTAAAGCAGATACTAGATGTTATGGTATGTGTTATCTTAAAAATAGACGTTCTGGTTTTTCATTTATGGCTTCAGGTGAAACAGTTAACTTAGCAACATTAAACTCAGATTCAAGGTACGGTATATTATCTAAATCAGGTCCTGATGCTAAAACAATGTTTACAGATAAAGTTGTACCTATTTCTGTTAATTATCCTTTCTTTTTTAAACCGATTCAAGATGGTATGGATCGACCTAAAACAGAATTAGCATATAGAGTTCCTGCTACTAAATTAACTAGACGTAAACTTATATCTAACGAATCATCTACAGAATTACAAGGATTAGATACAACTATTGATTGGAAAAATACAGGAGACAACAGCTATGATGGTGAAAAATTAAAACTGTTAGTACATGATGAAAGTGGTAAATGGGAAAGACCAAACAATATATTAAATAATTGGCGTGTAACTAAAACATGTTTACGTTTAGGTTCTAGAATTATTGGTAAATGTATGATGGGTTCAACTTGTAACGCTTTAGATAAAGGTGGTGATAATTTTAAAAAATTATATTATGACTCAGATGTTACAAAAAGAAATGCAAATGGACAGACTCGTTCGGGACTCTATTCTTTGTTCATTCCTATGGAATGGAATTACGAAGGATACATTAATTCTTATGGAATACCTGTCTTCGACACTCCGACAGACCTCGTTAAAGGACCACATGGATTACCTATCACGCAAGGCGTAATAAATTATTGGCAAAATGAAGTTGATGGATTAAAAGATGATCAAGATGCGTTAAATGAATTTTATAGACAATTTCCAAGAACTGAAGAACATGCTTTTAGAGATGAAGCTAAATCATCATTGTTTAATTTAACTAAAATTTATGAGCAAATTGATTGGAATGCAGATTTAAAACATTCATCAGTAGTTACACAAGGTAATTTTCAATGGATGGGTGGAGTAAAAGATACATCAGTTATATTTGTACCACAAAATAATGGTAGGTTTTTTGTTTCATGGATACCTCCTCAACGATTACAAAATAATGTAATACAAAAATTAGGTAAAAAATATCCTGGAAATGATAATCTTGGTGCTTTTGGTTGTGATAGTTATGATATATCAGGAACAGTAGACAAGAGAGGTTCAAAAGGAGCTTTACATGGTTTAACTAAATTTAGCATGGAAGATGTTCCACCTAATCATTTCTTTTTAGAATATATAGCTAGACCTCAAACAGCTGAAATATTTTTTGAAGATGTATTAATGGCTTGCGTTTTTTATGGAATGCCAATATTAGCAGAAAATAATAAACCTAGACTTTTATATCATTTTAAAAGAAGAGGTTATAGAGGTTACGCAATGAATAGACCAGATAAAATATATAATAAATTATCTGTAACAGAAAGAGAAATAGGTGGTATACCTAACTCTAGTGAAGATATTAAGCAAGCTCATGCCGCTGCAATTGAAAGTTACATAGAAACATATGTTGGTTTACGTGGTGATAATACCTATGGAGATGTGTATTTTCAAAGAACTTTAAATGACTGGGCAAGATTTGATATAAATAATAGAACAACACATGATGCTTCTATTAGTTCAGGACTTGCAATTATGGGCGTGTAATAAAAATAAATATAGACCTATTCCTCAAATAATAAGACAAAATTATGATTTAGGAATAAAAAAATTTGATAATAGTGGGTTGTTATCTAAAATTATAGATTAAATGAAAAGTGTATATACAAATGGTAATAGTATTTTTCCTAGCCAAGTAGTTAGTGACTCAGAAAAATCCAGTTGGGAATACGGTGAAAGAGTTGCTCAAGCTATAGAACAAGAGTGGTTTAGTCAAGGTAGAACAAATGGTAATAGATATTTGACTAGTTGGAATAACTATAATAGACTAAGATTATACGCAAGAGGTGAACAACCTACTCAAAAATATAAAGATGAATTATCTATTAATGGTGATTTATCTTATTTAAATTTAGACTGGAAACCAGTACCTATTATTTCTAAATTTGTAGATATACTTACAAATGGTATTTCTAATAAAGAATATGATATAAACGCTTTTGCTCAAGACCCAGCTTCATTACAAAAAAGAACTAACTATGCAGAGCTTTTAGCTCAAGATATATTTGCTAGAGAAACAATGAATAAAATCAATGCTCAACTAGGAGAAGATTTATTTAATACTCAAATAGCAGAAGATAAAATGCCTCAAACTCCAGAGGAACTTGAATTACATATGCAATTATCTTATAAGCAGAGTGTTGAAATAGCAGAAGAAGAAGTTATTACCCAAGTATTAGATTATAACAAATGGGAGTTAACAAAACGTAGAGTTAATTATGATTTAGTTACATGTGGTATTGGAGCTTGTAAAACTAATTTTAATGTATCCAATGGTATTACAGTAGATTATGTGGATCCCGCTTATTTAATATATTCTTATACAGAAGATCCTAATTTTGAAGATATATATTATGTAGGAGAATTAAAAGCTGTAACTTTACCAGAAATAGCTAAACAATTTCCTAATTTAGATGACGCAACATTAGAAAGAATACAAGAATATCAAGGAGATAAAAGTTATATGTATGGTTATGGTTATGGTCCATCAGATCAAAACACTATTCCATTATTATACTTTGAATATAAAACCTACAGTGATCAAGTATTTAAAATAAAAGAAACAGATCAAGGTTTAGTTAAAGCTATTGAAAAACCAGATACATTTAATCCACCGGAAAATGATAACTTTGAAAAAGTGGGTAGAACTATAGAGGTTTTATATAGAGGTGTAAAAGTTTTAGGTACTAATTTATTGCTAAGATGGGAGTTGTGTCCTAATATGACACGACCAATGGCTGATACTACAAAAGTAGAAATGAATTATGCTATATGTGCACCTCGTATGTACAAAGGTCGTATTGATTCAACTGTAAGCAGAATAACTGGTTTTGCTGACATGATTCAAATTACTCATTTAAAACTACAACAAGTTATAGCTAGAATGGTACCAGATGGAGTATTCTTAGATATGGACGGACTTGCAGAAGTTGATTTAGGTAATGGTACAAATTATAATCCAGCAGAAGCATTAAATATGTATTTCCAAACCGGTTCTGTTGTAGGTAGATCATTAACTCAAGATGGTGAATTAAATAGAGGTAAAATACCTGTACAAGAATTACAAACATCTGGTGGTCAAGCTAAAATACAAAGTTTAATTAGCACGTATAATTATTACTTACAAATGATAAGAGATGTGACCGGATTAAACGAGGCAAGAGATGGGGCATTAGCAGATAAAGATACACTAGTAGGTTTACAAAAAATTGCAGCTCAAGCTTCTAATATTGCAACTAAACATATAAACAATGCTAGTTTGTATTTAACTTTAAGAATATGTGAAAATATATCTAAAAAAGTTAACGATATGTTAGAATATCCATTAACTGCTAACGCATTGAATCAAAGTATTACAGTATTTAATAGTAAAACACTAGATGGGTTAAAAAACTTAAATCTACATGATTTTGGTATATTCTTAGATCTTGAACCAGATGAAGAAGAAAAAGCACAACTTGAACAAAACATACAAGTAGCGTTATCAAGTGGTGGAATAGATTTAGAAGACGCTATTGAAATAAGACAAATACGTAATTTAAAATTAGCAAATCAAATGCTAAAAATGAAGCGTAAACGTAAGCTGCAAAGAGAAAGACAAATGCAGGCGGAAATGTCTCAACAACAAGCACAAGCTAATGCTCAAGCATCACAAGCAGCAGCTGAAGCAGAAGTTCAAAAACAACAAGCTTTAACTAGTGAAAAAGTTAATTTTGAACAAGCTAAGTCTCAATTTGAGATACAGCGTATGCAAACTGAAGCTAGAAATTAAACGTCAATTAATGGACTGAAGAATTTCAATATCAGTTACAATTAGAACAAATGAAAAATCAACGTGAATCAAGTAAAGAACAAATGATTGAGGATCGTAAAGATAAGAGAACAAGAATAGCTGGTACACAACAAAGTCAAATGATAGATCAAAGACAAAATGATTTAATGCCAATTGATTTTGAAGCTAATAAACAACAGCAAGCACCAACTATATAGTATTAACTATTTAATTATATTTTATTATGGCAGAACAAAAAGCGGCCGTTGAGGTCAAACAAGAAGGTGAATTTACTTTAAAAGGTAAAAATAAACCTAGAAGAAAGGCAAAGGATTTAGGTAAAACTGATAATACGCCTGTAAAAATGGAGATGAAAAAACCTGTAGAAGAAAAGGTTGAAACTCCTAAAATTGATTTAACTAAAAAAGAAGACAATGCCGTTCAAGAGCGAAAAACAGAGGAGATACCTGTGGGCGACAAACCCGAAGTTAGCAGAGAAGTGGACAAAGAAGTACGGGTCAGCGATACAGATGATAAAGAAGAATCTCCGATCCAAGTAATTGAAGAAATAACAGATGAAGTTAAACCAGTTGAACCACAAAAAGAAAATACTCCAATAGTTAAAATGCCTGAATTACCAGAAAATGTAGAAAAACTGGTAACATTTATGAATGAAACAGGAGGAACAGTTGAAGATTATGTAGAACTTAATAAAGATTATAGTAAACTAGATGATGATCAATTATTAAAAGAGTATTTAAGAAAAANTAAACCTACATTTAGATTCAGAAGATATTAGTCTTATTATGGAAGATTATAACTATGATGAAGATTTAGATGAGCAAAAAGATATACGAAGAAAAAAACTAGCTTATAAAGAAGCAGTTGCTAATGCTAAGAAAGATTTAGAAAATAAAAAATCTAAATATTATGCTGAAATAAAGCAAAGACCTGGTGTTACGCAAGAGCAACAAAAAGCTATGGATTTTTTCAATCGTTACAATAAACAGCAAGAAACTATAAAGCAGTCTCAAGAAACTTTTAAACAAAAAACTAATGAATTGTTTAATCCTAATTTCGAAGGTTTCGATTATACAGTAGGAGAAAAAAGATTTAGATATAAAGTAAAAGATCCTAAGACAATTGCTGATACGCAGTCTAATATAGAAAACTTTGTAAAACGATTTTTAGACAAAGAAGGAAATATTGGAGATGCTGCGGGTTATCATAAAGCTTTATATGCTGCGATGAATGCTGATAAGCTAGCTTCTCATTTTTATGAGCAAGGTAAAGCAGATGGTGTTAAAACTGTCGTACAAAAATCTAAAAATCCAGCTGCGGATGCGCCAAGGCAAGTTGCCAGCGGGGATGTCTACGTAAGCGGGTTTAAGGTTAAAGCAATTAGTGGAGCAGATTCATCAAAATTAAAAATCAAAAAACGAACATTTAATAATTAAAATTTAAAATTATGGCTTTAAATCCCCAGTTTGGCTCGATTATACCTAGTCAAACTCAAGAAGTCTTACAAACTAACTATTTACAGTG